AATTTATCATTGTGTCAACATCTTCCATTAAATCCTTCCACCCCTCTGTTGCCATAGTGTCAAAGCGGGATTCATAGTATTTTTGCAAGTCTGGGGTCACGGGTTTCCTTTTCTTGGCAAGATATGCCAATATCATCTCTGTTTGTAATTTATCAATTGTCTTAGACATTTTCCCTTAGAAAAACACCAAGAAGTTGCCTGTTGCCGTTGCTGGAGGTGCAGTAAATATCCACCCTAAGTTATTACCCCCATCTGTGGAGTTAGCCCCTGCGTACCATCCTGCCCCACCAGTAGCGGTTGACCTACTGATAGATAGAAAGTCTGAACTTACAGTACCGCTTGCCTTCGATAGCGTATGGCTTGCGGCAGTATCAGAACCAATGGTTAAAAGTCTTGTAGATTCTCCACTAGCATTCCAATCGGTAAACGTATTTGTTGTGCCAGCAGTAAACAAAATAGATGTTGCACTAACGCTTTTACGAGTATTGGTAATGTCGCTGAATGTGTTTGAACCTGTAATGGTCAATGCACCAGCCCCGCCTTGGTTTAGTGTGCAATTAAACGTAGAGCCAGCACCCACAAATGTCTTGGCACTTGCGGAAGTCATGGAGATTACGCCTGTTCCTGTCCCTGCGGTTGTGGTGAAGTTAGTGGGTTGCGCGTTGTTAAATGCAGTTGTATTTGCGCCTGATATGACTAATGTGCCGCCATTAAAAGTAAGATTTTTTGTTCCTGTTCCAGTTGTAAATCTTAGTGTATGTGTAGCAGTAAACCCCGCCAGATCAAGTGTCCCATTTGTTAATGTAAGAGTTGAACAAGACAGCGCAGTACCAAGCGACCAACCTCCTCCAACGCCATTAAAATTACATATATTAAGAGAAACACCATTGGTTGTTATGGTTTTACCAGTTGTTGTAGCATTAAATGAGTTTGTGCCTGTATTGGTACGAGTAAAGTTTGTTGTAGGCCAAAACAATGACCCGCTAACTGTCAACGAAACTAATGCACCAGCAAGCGTCATTGCTCCATCAAGACCTGACGCTGTAAAGTCATTGCAGACCCTTGGCGAATTTGCCATAGTGACTGTAAATGCGGTGGCTAATACATTTGAGTTTGCATCAAAGAATACATTGTCTGACGCAGTTGGGACAGAAGCACCGCCAGCCCCACCTGATGATGCAGACCAATTGGTTGTGTTGGTGCTACTCCAAGTACCTGTGCCAAGAATCCAATAGCGATCAGCCATTAGACCTCCTCAGATGGAGGTGCAGTTATTACAGCAATCCAGTTATCAAACCTCTGCTGTTGCATGGCATTGATTTCTTCTTGGGTTAACCCATGATCATCTGGCAAATGCAAAGCATCTGCAAATGTGCCGTATTGTGAGTGAAAAGAGAAGTCAATCTTTACCATATTAAGCCTGTGTGGTTACTGCAATTACATCCCAACGTGTGTTGTTGGCGTTATAAATACAACCTACATAAGTTGTTTTGCTAATTGTTGTTGCTGTTGGCAAAGTCACGCCAATAACTGTGTATGTTGCGTTCCAAGTCAACGCTCTACTTGTGCCGTTATCTAGCAATCTGAATATCAACTTGTTTCCATCAACAGGCGTTCCTGTTGGAGCATTGATAGTGAGTCCTGCCGCTAATGCTGTAAAAGCATAGACATCACTAGCCGATATATCAGGGGTTAAAGAAGATGCTGATGCGGCTGAAGTAACTCTTGGGTCAATACGCTTGTTGGTTAGTGTCTCAGTACCAGAGTAAGTGGCAATAGATGCACCAGCCAATGTAGTTGCGCCAGTACCGCCATTTGCTATTGGTAGTGCAGTACCAGACAATGTGATTGCCAACGTGCCACTTGTCGTAATTGGTGAGCCAGCAACAGATAAGAACGCTGGGACAGTTGCCGCAACGCTAGTAACAGTACCAGTTGCAGAATCATTGGAAGTAATCGTAAAGTTAGGATATGTTCCCGTAATGCTAGTCGTACCCGCACCCGTCAATGCCACAGTCTGATCTGGTGCAGAGTTGGTGATTGTAAAGTTAGGATACGTGCCACTTGTGCTAATTCCCGTTCCCGCAGTTAAGGCAACTGTTTGGTCAGGAGAAGAATTAGTAATAGTGAAATTTGGGTATGTTCCGCTTGTGCTAATTCCTGTGCTTGCCGTTAAAACTACTGTTTGGTCAGGCGCAGAGTTTGTAATATTTAATGTACCAGATGTAGTAATTGGGCTTCCCGTAATGCTAATTCCTGTACCAGCAGTAGCCGCTACGCTTGTTACAGTTCCAGTTGCAGAATCGTTAGATGTAATGGTGAAATTAGGGTATGTTCCAGTAATACTGGTTGTGCCAGCACCTGTTAAAGAAACAGTCTGATCAGGAGCAGAGTTTGTAATTGTTACAGCGCCCGTAGCACCTGAAACTGATATTCCAGTTCCTGCAACATTACTTGTTACTCCAGAATTTCCAATCGTAAAGTTAGGATAAGTTCCTGATGTACTAATGCCCGTACTTCCAGTCAATGCCACAGTTTGATCTGGTGCAGTATTGGTAATATTTAGCGTACCCGTTGTAGTAATTGGACTACCAGTAATACTGATGCCTGTTCCAGCACTAGCGGCTACGCTAGTAACAGTACCTGTTCCTGCGCTCACATTGACAGTTACATCATCCCCTGAATTTGTAGCAGTAACAGTCGCACCAACAAAATTGATTTTCTTAACACCACTTGTGATGCTTGTGCCTTCGTCTAGGATAGCAACTGCCCCATTGGTGGACATGGTACTAATGACTTTGATCTTCTCTGCTAAGTCAGGAGCAACCACTTCACCTACATTGATCTCTTGACCAGTAGACAAAGTAATAACCAACGAGCCATCAAAGTCAATCTTGGCATCCCTTACAGAAACACCATCTTTTCCGTCTATCCCGTCTTTTCCGTCTACTCCATTTAACCCATTCTTGCCGTCTATGCCTTGGCGACCATCTGCACCCTTATCGCCCTTGTCGCCCTTGTCGCCCTTCTCAGGAACAATGGACTTGGCAACCTCTAGTTGTGCAGTAACCTTGTTTTCCATCACTTTGATGGCTTCAACTATCAGGTCTACATTGTCTTGAACAGCAGTTTCCTCTTGCTGGCGTAAAGCCACAAGGGTTTCTTCCATCTTGTTGATGGCTTCTAACTTTTCATCAAAAGACGAGTCTGTTGACTCAATACTTTGGATAAGTTCCTTGATATTAGCCATTCTTTAGACCATCTGTGAGTTTGGTAAGGAAGTCTTGCTTGACTTTTGACTGAGCATTTAACTTATCAGCCATCTGTAACTCAACAATCTTAGATTTGTTCTTGATGTCAGCCTCTTTGAGCATCAAATCAGCAATCTTGACTCGTTTATCAAACTCCCTTTGGTTGGCATCCGCCTCATTGGGTAGATTCTTGGTCAAAGATGCGCTCATCTTGGCTTGCACTTCCTGTGGCATCAACTGTGCCTCAGTCATTAACTTCTGAGCCTCTGCCCTATTCTGTTCTGCCTGAGTAGTGTTGACCGCAATCTGCGCTTGAGCCGCTTGCATAGCCAATTGTTGTTGCGCTTGTTGCATTTGTTGGGCTTGTGGGTCAGGTTTACTCATCTGCTCCAACATGGCAATCAATTCCATCCTGTTAGACAGACTTGAATTAGCCAAAATGCCTTTCAGAATGACAGGCAAGACAGGAGTATTGGGGCCAAGCGTCTGCAACAAGCCAATAAACTGCTGTTGTTCGTACTCTCTAGCAATAATTCCAAGCGTTGCCGTAGGTATGAAGTTCATATCCACAGAAGGGTAACGCTCTGGGTCAAACTGCATGAACCTGAAAGCCGCCTTCTTGATGAACGGAATCAAGAAATCCTCTTGGAAGTTCACCAAAGTGCGTTTGTACTTCTTGATGATAGAGGCGACAGCCATAGACATACCGCCTTGACCACCATCACGAGCCACATTGCTGATCATGCCCTGAGAATCCAATGTTCCCGTTGCTTGTAACAACATACGCTCAAAGTCTTTAGCCGTAGCCAAGTTGTTGGGGTCAGTTTGACCAAACTTGAAGGGGTAAAGAATCTCAGAAGGTGCGCCATTGGTAAGGATTGCCTTGCCAGGCTTTACTTCAAACTTCATTCCTCTTGGCAAACGGGTTGCGTCCATTGCAATCATGGGGCTAGTGGTCAGCGCAAGGGAATCTAAGTGTGAGCGAGTCTGTGCGTCAATAGCCTTTTGCATATTGAACGCTTTTTCTACTGTGCCTCTGCCCAACAAGCGATTAGGAACTGTGTCATCTTGATAGGTTAAGACAGGACGATCCTTCATCATATAAGGATTCGCTTCAGCCTTTAGGAGTTGCCCATCATTGGCAATGACAACAATCGCTTCTACCAAGTCAGAGTATTCCTCTGCCTCAGAGTTATCTGGGAAAAGGTCAACAATGTCTTTGTTTTCTTCTAGATTCTCTAGGTATTCCCGTGGAACTAAGCCGTAGTAGGTCAGGAGAAGAACCTTCTCATCTTGGTATTGGCTTACCTCTTGGGTAGGCTCAAGGTCAGAATCGTCACCAGTAGTGGTGATGTTTACCTTGCGGTAGATACCAGCCT